TCTAAGCAACTCGCTACATACGGTAAAGCTTGGGCTGCAAAACAGTTATATAATTACGGAAGTAGCCTAGTTAAACGTACATACGATACTATGGCTGGATATTATAATCGTCAACGTATTTCTCGTCGACGTACTAAAGGACATGGTAAAAAATCTCGGTTTGGGATGCGAATGCGTCCACGTCTTGCTCTTGGTGGTGCAGGTGTTACGACACAGCATGATGTGCGTAAGGTATATCGTAAGAAAACTATGCCGCGTTATAAGAAACGTCGGTGGATTAAGTTTACACGACGTGTTCATGCGGTTGCTGAGAAGGATATGGGTACTCGCACTGTCGTGTTTAATTCGACGTATGCATCATTTAACACTACTGCTACTCAGCATGGTACTGCTTGGGCTGCTATTTATCCTGCACATACTGACACATCTACAATTCCATTGTTTGATCTTAATGGTATGCTTGATGATCTCAATGTTATTTCTCAGATTGAGAATCCGTTATCATCGACTTCTGCTTTGGGTGAAACAGTTTCTGCTTCAACAAAGTTTTTGTTCCATTCAGCTGTACTTGATCTTACTGTGCGTAATATATCAACTTTTCAGTTTGATGGTGTAGCCAATTTAGCTCCAGACGCGAAGTTAGAAATAGATGTGTATGAATTTATATCCTCTAAACAATGGACAGATCGTACTGGATCATTTAATAATCCGTTGGATATGTTTACGAAGGCTACAGCAAATACTGCAAATATAGGCGGTGCTGTTTATCCAACTTCATTACCTATTCTTCCTAATCGTCGTGGTTGTACTCCATTTGAGTTGCCTATGGCATTAAGTTATTGGCGAATAAAAATTTTGAAAAAAACAAAATATTTCTTGAATAATGGTGAAGTGTTTACATATCAGTTTCGTGATCCTCGTCGTCATGTATGTATGCAAGAAAGGATGGACGAAATTCAAGGATGTAATTATCCTGGTTTAAGTCGCCATCTTTGGATTGTTTATAAGTTAGTTCCTGGTTTACCTGTAGGTCCTGGTAATGGATTTTATCAAGAACAAATTCAGTTAGGAATAACTCGTAAATATATGTATAAGATAGAAGGTATGAGTGAGGATCGTGATTTATTTATCCCACAATAATTAAAAAAAAAGTGTCTTAACCGTTATATAAATTATTTACTTATAATTGTAAATCTCCTGTAGTATCTTCTCCAAGTTCGATGAATCTTACTTCTTTATATTCTTTGTATTTCGAATGAAAGACTGTTCCGAAAACCCACCATTCTGTAACTCTTCGTATAAATGCTGTAAAATATACTTTGGAATACCATTTACTTGGATGGATGTTAGTTGTAAAAATAATTCGTTTGCTAATAAATGCAACCTTTCCACCTTTAATTTCTACATCCATTGGATATCTGTCACATAAACGTAATAGATCATTATATTTCATCCAATTTCCATAAAAATCATCCATAATAACTGTTTCTTGGCCTTGATAGTTCTCCCACCACTTGTCATTGCTTTTCCAATATGCTTCTGGATAAGTTTCTCGACAAAATCGTGATTTTCCTGTTCCAGCTGGTCCTTGAATAACAATAATTTCCATTTCATGATCTCTTGGAGGCTGATTTAATAATCTATAATCATTGAATCGTTTCCCGTATTTGATCCATTCTTCAAAGTGTTCATTTGCTAATGTTTGGTCATCAATTCCATTCTTCAATTTCATCTGAATCTCTGCTAGTCTCTCCGTCAGAGGGCGGTGGACATTGCCTTTGACCATTTGTACAATATCGGCGAATGTACAATCCCACCCGTTCGCGATAATTTTCTTCAATGACGATGTCTGTACCCCATCCACAGACGTCCCATTCGAAAGGTATGTTGTGTCTTGATAGGATTCGACTGAATATGTTGATATCACTGACATATCTAAGGTCTTCATGACATATCCGTAAGCTTCCTCCGGGGTGCCCCTCTGGATTTCCCAGTGAGCTGTCGGATGAATCTTCTTCAAAGCCGAAATTGCCCTGGGTTGGTTCAGTTGTAAAGCCCCTTGGTAATGGATCGTTCCAGTTGATCCAATCTCCAAGACCCCAATGTATCTCTTGATCACTGATGCTTCCTTCATCATCTGATCCTCTTGACCCGTCGGATTGTTGATCGTGAAAATCCATGCTCGACTCTTAGACATTAAATTTGGAAATGGCACACTTCGCTAGTATTACCGAAGTTTGCCGTGCCCGTGCCAATCTGACTATATAGTCAGTTTATCACAACTGGCTTCATTCTCGAACTTTCTTTGGTACACTAAGTGTACCTTTGCAAGACGTCTGTTTTAGTTCCTTACCGATCTAAGCAACTCGCTACATACGGTAAAGCTTGGGCTGCAAAACAGTTATATAATTACGGAAGTAGCCTAGTTAAACGTACATACGATACTATGGCTGGATATTATAATCGTCAACGTATTT